TCCTTTCGGAAATGTATTAAACATTGTAACAAAAGAGTGCGTATCTCCTTCTGCCCTTCCTGATGAAGCCAAGGCAATGTATAAAAAGCACGAAAAAGAAGAAGGCGAAGAATATTCTAATGACGACAGCGTTGACATTTATACCTGTGTCCACCGCAAAGATAATAAGTGGGAAGTATATCAGGAAATTGAGGGCGAAATGGTTCCTGAATCTGATGGAGAATACCCTATTGATAAGTGCCCATTTATCCCTCTTCGTTATAGCCGTATTGATGGAGAAGACTATGGCCGTGGATTGGTTGAGGAGTACCTAGGGGATTTGCGTTCTTTGGAAGCCCTGACACAAGCTATTGTGGAAGGCTCGGCTTCTGCATCCAAAGTGTTGTTTTTGGTTAATCCTAATGGTACTACCAAAATTAAATCTTTGGCAGAATCTAAAAACGGCCAGTTTGTTTCTGGGAATGTGGCCGATGTTAATGCTCTTCAGCTTCAAAAATATGGTGATTTCCGGGTGGCAAAAGAAGTTATGGTGGAGATTCAAACCCGCCTAGCTTTTGCTTTCCTTCTTAATTCTTCTGTTCAGCGGGACGCAGAAAGAGTAACAGCCCAAGAGATTAGGTTTATGGCTCAAGAGTTGGAAACTGCCCTTGGTGGAGCCTATTCAATCCTTAGCCAAGAATTCCAACTTCCTATGGTGTCTCGCATTATGGATCGGATGAGCAAGGCTAGTCGCCTTCCGAAGCTTCCTAAGAACGATTTGATTCGTCCTATGATTATTACCGGGGTGGAAGCCCTTGGGCGTGGAAACGATCTTACAAAGCTGGATTTGTTCTTGTCCGGGCTTGCTCAAATTTTTGGCCCTGAAGCAATGATGCAATTTGTAAATATTGAAAATTATCTTAAGCGTAGGGCTACTGCGTTAAATATTGATACAGAAGGGCTTGTGAAAACTGCTGAAGAAATTGAACAGCAGAAACAACAATCTATGGCTTTGCAGTTGACAAATAAACTCGGCCCTCAGACAATCAAGGGAATATCTGATGTCGCTGGTAAAACTATGCAACAGCAGATGCAACAAACTCAGCAGTAAACAAAATAAGCAAGGAGAAAAACAATGGATAGGATTCAGGTTCCAGCAAGTGAAGCTGGCCCGGTGAACACCGCACAGGCCACGCCTCAACAGACTCAACCCGCAATTGCCCCGCAAGTTCGGAATAACGAAGGCAATGTGCAGACTAGCTCAAGCAAACCTAATTGGCTTCCTGAAAAGTTTAAAAGCCCTGAAGATTTGGCTAAAGCTTATTCTGAGCTTGAGAAAAAGCTTGGAGGTTCTACTGAAGAAAACAAAAGCCCTGAGCAAGCCAGCGATAAGCCTGAAGAAACCAAAGCTGAAGTTACTCCAGAAGAAACCAAAGCTTTTCAAGAGTGGGAAACAAAGTTTTCTGATTTTTCTAAGGAATACTTTGATAAAGGCCAGCTAAGCAATGAATCATATCAAAAGCTTACGCAGATGGGATATCCTCGTGCCATTGTGGACGCTTATATTAATGGTCAGATTGCTATTTCAAACCAAGGCTCTCAGCAGTTAATGTCTGAGATTGGAGGTGAAACTGGCTTTAAAGAAATGCACGATTGGGCAACGGAAAACTTAACCCAAGATGAAATTGATTCTTACAATGCACTTCTTGAAACCGGGGATCAACGGCAAGCCAACTTTGCTGTAAAGGGTATGTACGCCCGGTACAAGGCTTCTGCTGGTAAACAGCCTAAGTTGATTAGCGGTACTCAATCAGAAGGTACTTCCAAGGCGTTTAGGAGCATTGCAGAGGTTACTAAAGCAATGTCTGATCCTCGATATAAAAACGACCCGGCTTATCGGAAAGATGTTGAACGTAAGCTGGCAAGCAGTAACGTACTTTAATGAAGGGTTTATACGCCAACATTAACAGGCGGAGAAAGCTTGGAATCAGCCGTAGCAAAAAGAAAACTACTATTGATCCCAAGACTTATAATGCTATGAAAAACAAAATGGGCGGGTTTGCCATTAACAAGAAAGGATAAATTAATATGTCACCAGAAATTATCGGTGCTGTTCTTCGGCACATTTTAACCGCTGTTGGTGGTTATTTTGTTGCTAAAGGCGTTGTGGATCAAGGCTCAGTTGAGGCCATTGTTGGAGGCGTTGTTGCTTCTGTCGGCCTTGCTTGGTCGCTTTTAGTAAAGGTTAAGAAGGACTAAAAGCCGTGTTTGGGGCTATTATTGAAGCCCTAATAATGGCTATATACAGGATCATTAAAGGGGAGGCTCAAGATGCTTCAAAACCAGCTAAGGCTGAAGAACTTGGGCCTCCTCCTTTGTATGTTAGGGAGCGTTGGAATAAGCGGGTGTGCGAGTTTATCGGAAAGCAAAAAGGTAGTAATAGTCCACGAAAGTGATGCCTTGTTTAAGATAGGCCCGAATGTAAAGGGCCAAGTTTATTTTTGGAACGGAAAAGAGTGGGAATTATCACAAAATGAAGTTCACCTACCAGAAGGATGGTTGACAGGCCCACTTAATTCTGCTAAAGACTCAAAATAGATTTTTGAAAAAGGATCGTGTCAAGTAGCACTAGCCCTTCTACGGAAGGATAACTAAGTTGTCGAAAGCGGGTATCCCAATCAAAAAGCGTTGAAGCCGAGTGGCTTTGACATTGTTTGATTAAAACAAACCCGAAAGGAATAAATCAAATGCCTGTGACCGCATTGCCCCGCCCCGGATTGGTCAACAACACCGGGACGGATTATACGAACCTATTCCTCAAGAAGTTTGCTGGCGAAGTGCTGACCACCTTTGAAACCGAAGCGGTTTTCAAGCCTCTGCACATTGTCCGCACCATTGAGAGTGGGAAATCTGCTCAGTTCCCGATTACCGGGACGGCGAGCACCAGCTACCACACCCCCGGACAGAATATCCTGTCCGATGGTAGCTACCTCTCCGCAGTTGCTCATAACGAGCGTACCATCAACATTGATAACTTGCTCCTGTCGAGCACCTTCATCGCCAAGATTGACGAAGCGATGAATCATTATGATGTGCGTTCCATCTACACCGAAGAGATTGGCCGTGCTCTGGCGAAGAAATTTGACCAGAACATTGCTCAGCTTACTCACCTTGCTTCGGCGGCTTCCGCTGTTGCTCCGGGTAAAGCTGGTGCTGGCTCAGTTGCCGTTGCTGGTACTACTGGCACGACTACTGGTGTTGCCACGGATGGTGCTAATATCGCTAAAGCGATCTATAGTGCCGTTACCCTTCTGGATCAGAATGATGTTCCCGATGATGGTCAGCGTTTTTGCGTTCTGACCCCGGCGAACTACGCCGTTCTGGTGCAGTATACTGGCAACCCTGACAAGCCTAACGCCATCGGTAGCTATTCCAAGAACTCGATTCTTGAAGTGGCTGGAGTTAAGGTTCTGAAGAGCAACAATCTGCCGAAAGGCACGATTAGCTCTGATGCCCTCGCCAACAACACCTATGGTGGCACGTTCACTACTGGTGCTGGCGTTCAGCATCTTGGCTTGGTGTTCCACAAGAACGCCGTTGGTACGCTGAAGCTTCTTGATCTGGCGGTTGAATCCGAGTATCGGATTGACCTACAGGGGACGCTCATCGTTTCCAAGTACGCTATGGGCCACGGAATTCTCCGTCCTGAGTGTTCGGTTCGTTTGGTTCCTAGCACCTAATTGGTAGCTAAAAGAACTAAATAGAAACTTATAGAAAGCCTCTGCAAGTAGTAGATTTAATCTTCCGGGTAAATTATCATAATTGGGCTTAGTCCCTTCCTTGCTTATCCCGGTTTTAGGTTAAATCTTTACTTGCAGAGGTTTTTCTTTTTCTGTAGAAAGGTTCGTATATGGCGAGTACCCCTACTTCTAAACTAGAAGCAATTAACTCGATTCTTTCTTACGCAGGGGAAGCCCCTATTACTTCTTTGGATTATGTGGCTGATTCTGTTAGTGCCACAATTGCCAATAATGTTTTAAATGAGGTTGATCGTTCTTTTCAAACAAAAGGATGGTCTTTTAACACGGATATTGATTACACTTTTGTTCGAGATGTAGTTAATAACATCTCTGTACCAAGCAACGCTATTCGCATTAATGTTCTAGAATCCACTTACCCTACTTTGAAGGTGGTTCAGCGTGGAACCAAGCTTTATGATGCCAAAGGCAAAACCTATGTGTTTGCTACTAACATTGTAGGTGAAATGGTTTCGTTATTGGATTTTGACCTTCTTCCTGAATCAGCACGAAACTATGTTGTTATTCGTTCAGGTAGGATGTTCCTTTCACGGACACGCCCTGACGAAACACAGGCCAAAATTACAGAACTAGACGAGCAACTTGCGTTTGCCAATTTCTTAGACTACGAGGTTCGTTCCGGGCCTGATACTAATTTCACTAAATATTCAGCAGAGCTTGAAGCCCTAGGGATTAATCAGGCTGTTTTTCTTTCTGCTTCTGTAGATGACAAGCTTAAGCTGATTCAAACCTCTGCCACTAACCTTACCGAAAGGCAGGGACGGCTTTATTATCAAAATAGAATTGAGAATAAAACCACTTCCGCTTCTGACACCTACGATACCTACAGGACGCAGTTTAATCGCCTTGGAATGTCTGAAAAGGAATTTCTAGCACTTGATCCGCTTCAAAAAGAAGAAGCTTTGGTTATTGCCAAGGGAACAAGCACCACTACCGATGCTAGAGCTACCGCTTTTAATACCGCCAACATTCAGACTAACCTTAGGAAACTTGGGATTAAGTTTTCTGATTTTCTAGGTCTTAGCCGGGAACAGCAACAACTAATGCTGGATGGTGCTTCTGGTCTGGATAATGTAATAGCCAGCACAAGCGTTGCCGTGGCTAATTTTGAAAACGCATCTAACCGAAACAAGGCACTTAATCAGGTTTTGCGTTTTATTAACATTCCGCCTGTAAGCAGTATTACAGCCTCTGACACTTCGTATACAGCAGACAAGCTATTGTCAGAACTTGAAAAAATTGTCCAAGCTGAAGGATGGCATTTTAACACAGAACGAGATTTTACTTTAACTCGTGATGGGAATAGTCAGATTGATCTGTCTCAAGTTGCTTTGCCTGTTCTTCACGTTGACGCTGACAAGTATCAGGATCATAAGCACAATATTGTTGTTAGAGACGGAAAACTTTGGGAC